CAAACGGATCTTTCCAAGTATTGACTTTTGAAATAAAGGGATTAATTGTAAGAGTCGTACCACTGCAACGGATTCCATCACCTACTTCTTGAAACATAAAGCTACCACTTTGCACCTGAATACCTTGATTGATTACGGAACCTTGGGATGTTGCAGATGGAGAGGCTATAGTCGTTGAGTTTGCAAATACTGGTTGACTAAATGTTATTGAGTAAAGACAGATACCGACTCCACGATAGAGTCTGTTGTAGTGGTTCGGTTTATTGTTGTTACATTTGAAAGGCCAGGTTGGGCTAGTGATTCTGTGAATGAAAAAGCGTTGCCAGCAGTTTTGATTCCCCAATCGGGTTTGTTTGCTGGTGTTACATCTACTGATGTCCATGTAAAGGTGATGTTATCAACGGTTTGAGGTGCATTTAATACAGCGTTAGGTGAAATATTATTTGTATTTAGTGGTTCGATATTATGACCAGAAACAACATATTCATACCCTGATCGATAATCAACTGATGTTATAGATTCGGTTACTACAGTTTTAGTTTCTTGTCTGCTGTTAAGAGTACCAGTTGAGAATGTGGGGACGACGGGAACAGCAGAAACGCTAGTCCCTGCAAAGGATATGAGCAGTAATAATTTATATATTTTACCCATTAAGCATCATCTAACGGTAATTTCTGAACTCGTCTGAGCGACCCCAGTTGTGCCTGCGCCTCCAGCGACTGTTGTTGCAATTCCAGCAGAGGTAACCGTACCAGCAAGGTTTCCAGCTACACCTCCAGAAGTAACTACCGTATTACCAAAAGCAGGCATGTCAGCCACCACTCCTGCGGAGACATCCACACCACTTCCTATCGCAGGTATAGCGTCACCTTGAAGCCAGCTTTCTGAAAATGAGAACGCCGAACCAGCAGTATTGACCTCGTACACACCAACATCAAGTGTTGCTGCTGCGGAAGCCGAACCTGCTGTTAACTTTCCAAAGTGTTCTCCAGTAGTCACTTTCATGTTGTTCCCAGAGACAGCGTAAGTAGATGGGACTCTAATGGCCTGAACTGCTGCTCCGTCAACTTTCAAGCTTGTTGAGGCTGTGTGTTTGATTGCTATGTCAGCTTGTGCTGGAGCTGCTAATAAAAGCAGGAAGAGAAAGTGTTTCATAAATTAGTCAGGCAGCAAGTAAAGCGTTTCGCTGATTTTCTTTGCTGTTACATTAGCTATTTTATCTACTGGCCCCTGTTCGTAGGTAACAACTAGAACACCCCAAGCGTCTTCTTTACCTGTAATAGGACAAGCAACATTGATAAATGCCCTATCTAGCTTGGTGCATTGAGCTAATACAAAATGCCCTATAACCTGCTCATCTCCTGGCATCCAATAACCCGTAGGAACTGGATCGACTGATGTTCTAGGGAAGTTGGCAATAGGAACAATGTTTCTAGCGTCAGGCCAGTCATATAACCAGACAGAACTTATATCTCTGTTTTTGGTGAGAATGCCATTTAATAAAGCTTCTACTTTTAGTTTTTTGTTTGGATCTTCTTCAAATAAAACGCTAATTTCTTTGTCTCCTCCATCATCAACAATTTTTGATTCGTTGTAAGCCTTAAAACCAATTAAACCTATTGCTGAAATAGCAGATAGGCCAACGATCTTCATTAAAAACTTACTCCAGTTTTGCTCTGGAGAAATAATATTTTTAACGGTTTCTATTGCAGCCTTCACGTTAGTTTTCCTGTCTGTGGATCGACTTCCTTGCCAGAGATGGGATCAATGCGTGGTTTATCAGGTACAAGTTTTATAGGAGTTTCGACCTTGATGATTGTGTAAGGGACTCCATTGCCAAATCCTTCTGCTGCTTCTGCCTTCTTTTTCTCTTCATCAGCCTTGTAAGTTCCATCACCTCTCTTTTTTGCAGTTTCAAGTCCAAAACTCGCTAACGCTCCCGTGAAAACCGAGGCTATGAAAGTCGGATCTATGCGTTCTTGCTCTCCTAATCCTGGGATCGTAACGTAATTCAAAGTCAAAATAAATCCGCTCCAAACAACAACACCTAACCTTACAAATGTAGATAAGACTTGCAGTTGCTCCTCCTTATCATCCAAGCCCTCCTTTAGTTTTTGCAGAGGATTCTTTTTCTTTGGATCGTTTACTTTTTTCTCTTCCATGCGTAAAAAGTTAAAAACATAACTACATTAGACATAAATGGATAAAAAGTAATGAAATTCCTTTCCCAGACGCAAAAGGAAGTAATAGCCAAGGCTCATGGCATAACTGTTGAATCTATTAATAAAAGAATTGAGTTATGGAGTTTGATAAATGATCCAGATATATCTAAGCCTGACCTAGTAGAAGCACAAAAGGCATGGATTAAGATTCAGCAAGGAACATGGCCTAATGTAAATGTCTGAGATCGTTGCTGCGTTAATTGGTGCTATGGTGTCAGCCTTGCTGATGGTTCTTGGCAATCGCTCTAATAAACGCCAAGGAGACATCCGTGAGATCTTTCATCGACTCAACGCTATAGATAAAGAATTAGTAAGGCTTGATTCAACTAGACCTAGAAATTGGAGAGGGCAATAGATACTAAAAAACCCCTCCCGTCCTCTTAACGATAGGGGTTTAATAGCGAACAATCCAATCCCTTTAGGTGTTCAATAACTTACTTGTGTGAGTAGTAAATTACAAAAATACTTTAGCCATTTCCATGAATATTTCAAATGAAAAAACTTTTTTTCAACAGCGAGCGAGGGAAACGCTTCACCCTCTGGGTACTTGAATCAGCTACAGAACAAAGTAACAACAGTCTTACACCAGAAGATGTTGACTTTATAGAAGCTAGACTATGGCCTAATCGGACATTAAAACTTCAATGAGTATGTATAAGACTGAGTGGGTAGAAGAAGACCGTCAAAGAGTTTTAAACATGGAACGCTGGTATATCCTTGATGGCCGTCATAGACCTGATCATCCTCAACATGGCATCTATACTGGTTTATCGGAAAAAGCAAATGACCTCGACAGCTTTGACGGAATTGTGTAATTGCCTTCATTGCAAAGAACTAAGAAGGCAGCAAGCAAGACATGGGAAGTGGTTGGAATTATTGCTAGATATAGAGAAAAACGATGAAAGAAGCAGAAATCCCACTTGACCTTTCATTTATTCTTGATTTAGCTGAACCTCCTACCTTAGAGGAAGAATTACACTTGGAAAAAGAGATACGATTACTTAAATCTTCAGATGATATAGAAGGCATAAAGAAATACGCAGAAGACACCGCAAGGCAAAGTCATCAGCAAAGTATTTTTATTGCTGGATGTTTAAATAAAATTGCTGAATTACAGTTAAAACTTGTCGGCAGAATTGAGCAAAAAAAAAAGCAACCTAACTTGCTAGGAAAATTATTAGGGTTATAGTTTTAAAAGAGGTCTTGCATAGCCTCTAGTCAGCGAAAAAAAAGCAAACAGAACCTCTTGTATTTCCCCAGTGCAGGAGGTTTTGTTGTCTATGCAGACGGTACAAATCTAGCGTTTTTACCTGTACCTATCCACCTTACTTCTCCATCTGAAATAGCAACTTCGGGGTATTGAATTGAGTACCAACGGTGATCACAGACAACACATCTTCTACGTCTAATAGTGACCCCGTCAGGAGCACGTTTAGTGCATACAACTCTAGTCCTGCCTTGTCCGCACTCAGGGCAGTCTGCTTGAATTTTATTAATCATTATGGAGCTGGAACCAATATGTGTTGTGCATGTTCTGATGTTCTACCATCAGGCCATTTCACGTTGTAGTAATAACCTGGGCGACCTCTAGTGTTAAATTTCTCCTCCATTTCTATAATTGTTCCAGCAGTAGAATCTATTGCTAAAAAGACTCCTGTGTTTCTTTTTTTATTAACACGGTCATTAATTTTGAACCTCGGTGTTGCTGACATTGTTTTTTTGTAAGTAAATTTGTACGAGTTTCTTTTTGCTGTGATGGGTTGTAGTCCCAGCCAATAATCTTAATTCTCTTGATGAACGAGTTTCAAGGAATCTTGCAAAACCTTGATAAGGCTTAGGACTTCTATAAACAAAAAAAGATCCAAGCCAATCCAAAAAATTCATAAAAAAATTAGCCTATTCGCTCTAGTAAATCAATCTTGTTATACAAAAGCCTTGCACGCTCACGATCAATACCGTTTGTTTTGTAACGGTCAAGAATCTGAGATTTGTATTCATCTGACACGCAATTAATCAAAAGATCTACAGCGTTTTTCAAATCGATTCTGTCTTGCAGTGTTACTTTGTAATTATTCATTTTATTTCGTTGCTAATTTCATGTGGAAATCCTCCTGCAAATTGTATTGTATAGTCTTTAAGAGAACTCCAACTCCTTCCTTTCATTTCTCCTGTAGCAAGTGTGCCATCACTCAGGAGAGGAACTAAAGTAACGCCTATTTCAGTAAGTTCAGAACCTATTATTTCATCTTTTTCTTCATCCCAATCAGGTTCAAGATCAATATAAAAATCATAAATACGATACGTTGTTTCTTTCCCTTCTTTATTTTTTTTGAAAACAAATGCTCCTTTTAAGGAATCAAGTGATACAGCGGATTCGCAGTGAAGTTTCATAATTTTAAAGAAATAAATATGTAAAAAAAAAAGGGTGTAAACCCTTTCTTTAAAATGCTGGTTCATCAATAACATCAATCTTTTGAGGATTGATACTTCCAAATGCTCCAGATTCATCTTGACTAATTTTTCCTTTGCCGTTGATATAAATTCCATCAACTTCTTCTTTTGATTTAGTGTCAAAGTTATATACTTTGCCTGTCTTTAAAAGGTCAGGATCATCTACCATATTCATAAGGTGATTACAAAAAGCACCAATAGATTCTTTAGGAATAAAAAGGCGTAAGCTTTTAGGATTCTTATCTTGATCATCAAAGCGATTGTCATTAACAGACCAAGTAATCTGTTTTGGAAGTGCAGCGTCAAAAGGCATAATTAAAAATGGTTAATGGGCGTAATTGAATTGGTTTCTTCCCAAGCAAGAACTTGAGCGAGAGGGTAACGAACTCTAGGAGCATTTTTAGCTACGGCCATAATTGGGAGTTCGTACCAATTAGGACCAATAGGCTTACCTGCTCTAGTGTCCCTTCGCCACCGTTTAACGGTGACAGGTTTAATGCCGTATCTTTCGGCAAGTTGTTCTGTTGTTAAAAAAGGTTCTTCCATATTTATTTTTTACTTTTTAATTTCAATTCGCATTGATTAATTAAATCAACCAATCCTTTTTTATCGTCATTAGTTAGACGACCTTCTGCGTGTCTAGTCATTACATTTTTCTTATGACCAAATAATTCTTCAGTTGTTTTTGCTTGTCTAATTGCTTGTGCTGCTAAGACAGCAACAGAAGCATTAGTCGGTTTTGGTGCTGCTCTTTTAGCTGGATTTGTTTGTTTTCCTTGAACTGCTTTTTTCATTTGATGTTCAATTAATTTATCGGGATCTTCTGTGTTTGTATCCATGTCAGGCTCGATCCCTAGAATCATTTTTATGGCATATCTTCTTGCGTAAGTAAGTGCCCCACCCCAAGCAAACATTGGTTTGTTGCCCATATTGTCAGGTAAATAAATCGGCAAGTGACTTGTTAATTGCTGACCTGTTTCTACATGAATTAGACAAGTAAGAATTGTTGTCTGACCATGTTCACTAACTCCTTGCGGTTGAATTAACATCAACCCATTTTTATGTAATACAGGTTGAACCACTGAAAGCATTTCCTCTAGTGGTGTGTATTTATAGTTGAAACCTTCTTTGCTTTTTTTTAAAGAAGGCATTTCTGCTTGAACTTTTTGTAGAGCTTGGAACAACTCTTTTTTAGGTGAAATAGATTCCATTTTTAATGAGAAGTAAAAGCCCAGTTAGGAAAACTAAGCGAGGTGATTTCATCGGTGTAAGTAGACCACTTGCCATTTTGATGACAAGATTTAATTAGAGCTAAAGCATCATTTCGAAGGCGATAACCTTCATTTAGTGCTGCTTCATCTAATTCATAAATACCGACTGAAAAAGGAAAAACTTTTTCAACGACAAGAAAAACAAAGCGTTTTGCTTTTGTTACTTCTAAATAATGAGCAGCTTGAAGATGATAAAGAAGGTTGGCTGCTGTCTTACTAAAGGCAGACGGCTTTGCTCCTTTATCACCTGTTGTTTTTAAATCAATAATTGTGCCATCTTTTCTAAGCCAATCTGGTCGTGCTTTGCAGCAAAGACCTGTTATTGAATCATCAGCCCAAAAACTTAATTCTGGTTGTCCTTCTGATAGAAGTTCAGAAGCAACTGGATGATTAAAAACTGCTTGGCTTACATTTGTAACTAATTCAAGCTCAGTATTAGTAATGGCCTCTATGCCATCTTTTTTCATCTGAGCTGCTTGTTTTTTTCCTTCTGTTGTAGATCTGTTAGCACAAACTGCGTAGTCTTTTTTTGCTCTTTCAGGTTCAAGTGTAAAAGCATGACAAAGCTCACCATCTCTGAAGGCTTTTTTTAATGCAGGTGCATGATCTTTTTTCTGGCCTTCATATTTAGTTTTATAGAAGGCATCAGGACAAGTGTTGGTAATTAACTTGAGATCTGATGAACTGTATGCTGGATCAGCATGATAAACATCATTAGGAATCACGGCAGTACCTTTAGTCATTTAAGTTGTTCGCAAGCTTTTTCAATTTGATGTATTTCACAGTCTGTTCTGGTCATATCTTCTAAAGAGGAAGAGGTTGCCCAGTAAAACACCCCCCCAAAGATAAGGAGTGTTGAAAGAAAAGTTAGATGTTTCATTGCTTTTAAGCGAAGATGCCCTCTCGGGCTTATCTCAATTATAGTACCCATAGCTACCTTAAGCCACCCCCCTTGCTAAACATTCCTTTAGTCTCACAGTTTCCACAAGTTGGCTTGTTCACTGGCATTTCTCTACTTAGTGCCGCAATAAATAGTAAGGCGACTTGTTCTGGTGGTTGTTCGTTGCTAAAACAAATACTTGCACCTGAAGGCCAAACGATCCCATGCTCAAAGGCAATAACGGTGTATTCCTCAGAAGTTTCCCTGCCATAGTCTTTCTCTTTAAATTGAGAGAACATCACACCTGTTCCGTGTTTTTCTTCTAGTACATGACAAGGATTAAAATCTTCAAAATTTTCTTCAAAGCAATGAAGTCCTATTTCTAAGAATTTTGCAAACCGTTCTGCAAATGGACCTACAGCAGGTGTCTTAGCTTTTGATTTTTTATTTGTCATTAGTCTTCTCCTCTGTTTTTATTTCTTTCTTATCACCATTTGTCTCATCAAGTTTGTCCCATTTCTTTTCAAAGTCGTGATGTTTTTCGACTAAGTTTTCAGCTAGATAACAAAGGAAGTCTGTATACTCCATTATTTGTTCAAAGCCTTCAGCTTCATTCTTTCTTTTAAATGCACTTTCTAAAGCATGAAGAGCATCAAGCCTTGCATTAATAGCATCAAGACAAGCTTCTTGATCAGGACTAATGTTGACTTTTTCTTTTGCTGTTAGTTTTTTGAGTCTAGGCATTGTTAGTTGGCTCCAAGTTTGGTAGGTCGTCAGTTTTGTGGTCAAACCACTGATTAAGTTGTTCTGCTTTTATTTCTTCTTGAGTAGGAGGATGATTAACTTCCTCCCAACGCATTTTTAATTTCTCTAATTCAGTCAATCTGTTAGCCATAACATTGACGTAATTGTTTAATTCGTCAAATTTAGAAATTAACTGATGAATAAGTTCGATTGCCATGTTATCGACCTCATTACAGTGTCGATAAGTATCTTGAATAAGAGCTAAAAGAACCTCATCTTTGCGGCCTTCTTTTAGCATTTGATCCCATTGATTGTGTTGTAGTTTTCTTAGTTTGTCTCTAAGAACTTGTAGGTCTTGTTTTTCCATTAGTAGTCACCTTTTTGTAAGTCTTCAAAAGATGTTGTTTCAAACAAACGATCTCTTTCAACAGGTAAACCTAATTGACCTTTAACTTTTTTAATTTCATTAATATTGAAGTAACCCATTTCATTTTCTAAACCTTTTACATATCCAAAGCAGTCGCCTGATTCTGGATCGTATTCCATAACGTACCAAGTCCAATTAGCATCTGGAGTAAACCATTTGACATAGGCTTTGTTCGAGGCTGAATGTAATTTAGGAAGTTTTTTTTCGAGTTCTTTTGTTAGAAGTTTCATTGTTAAAAAGCGAGATTAAAAGATGTTGTGGACTTACACAATTCATAGGCCAAGATACAAGCTAGCTCCTACTACTCTATTGATGCCACAAGAGAGGGGTTTACGCTCTGGCTGCTAAGGCACTCGCAATGTTATCCCCTCTAATAAAAAAGAGCCCTAGTAATGACAGGGGCTCATTGTGCTGTTGAAGTCCATCCAAGAATCATCTTCTTCAACTTCTTCAACTTTGTTTTTTGCTTCAACTCGTTCAATAATTAAATTGACTGTGTCGATTTCTTTTGAACGGTCTTGGCCTTGCTCTGGTTCGTGTTGTTCAGCTAAATAGCCAGAAACTTTATATAGAGCAGATAAAACTTCTTGTTCGTACTGAGTGAGCTGGTTAAGCATTTTCTGGAAGCAAAGGTGAAGGATCTCTCCTCTTAAATCAATTATATAGTGCTTTTATCCCTTTAGCCACCCCCTTAGCATTTTTTTTATCAATTCCTTCATAGAGGTGGCACTAGGGGTACCCCTTCTATATAATGAGCAGGTGAGAGAGATCTCACTTGTACCTCGACAACTTAATCACATGGGTCAATTGACCGACTTGCTTAGAGCAAGCCTAAGAGATCTAGCTCAGTCAGACGCTAGACGACTTAGAGAGATCGACAGGATCCTTAAGGAATCCAGAGAGGTCGATAAAAAACTGAAAGGGGGTTAAGCCCCCTTTTTTTTTGTTGTTTTTAAAACTGGTGCAGGAAGCACTGGACTTCTCGATCAATCCTTATATAGTCGAATTGGGAGAGATCCCGTTCTGTACCTTGCAAATTCATCCATGAAATTAATTCCTTTGACTGGTAAAAACGGAGCTGCACTAAGAACCGCAGCCAAAACAAACCAAAAAACCTTAGAACAAAGGATTGACGGTTTAGAAGAGCAACAACAAATTCTCTTTATTCTCGTTGGTTTAGTTACCGCTTTAACCCTTCTCACTTAATCAATCAGCCCCTCTCAAAGGGGCTTTTTTTTTGTTTATTGATAAATTATTAATGTCGGGGAGCCTGATACCTTTCCTAAGAAGGTTGAAAGTCGAAAGGCAGGGCGGTCCTTAAGCGAGGTGGCTGATCTATCCCCCGACACCTACTCCAAAGATTTGATGATAATTTCTGCTCCTGCTGGTTCTCCTTCAAGGCAATATCTTTTCTCTGCTGCTACCGTCACGACTTGAGAATCATCTAAGATTGCTGAGCCAGTTAATGCATCTAGCGTTGAACGGAGTAATTTATCAATATCATTTCTTTTAACTGTGACAAAAGTTGGTGCTTGTGGCTTTAGCTTTCCACGTTTGTTTAAATGAGCTTTCGGGCGACTAAAGCGAAATACAACCGCAATGTCACATGCCCCCTCTATTAGAGGTGC